GCGCGTTCACATACAAAGCCTTGAATCGTCTGATCCAAGCGTCTGCGGCGGATATGACCAAGCAAGCGATGGTGAATATCTACAAGACGGGACGCATCCCGCTATTGCAAGTGCACGATGAAATCGCCATGTGGGTGACGGACAAGAATGATGCACTGCAAATTGCACAAATGATGGAGAGTGCTGTACCGTTGGAAGTACCTAACAAGTGCGATGTAGAAATCGGGCCGAGTTGGGGCGAAGCAGTTTAAGCTACCTGCTTTGATTCTTTCATTTGTGGTTACTCTCGGACTTGCCGCCCTTCGGGGCGGCTTTTTTATTAGACTAATGTCTAATATATACTTTGGTCTAATTTATGCTGGACATTATCGCATATTATCTTATACTGTTTACTGAGTCGGTAGCTCCGGCTCATTGATGTTTAACAACTATGGGAATACAACATGGATATGGAACTCATGTGGCTCGATCAAATCGAGAAAAAAGTAAAAGACATTGCCGGTTCACTTGACCAGACTGGGGCGTCGTCCGACGGGTTACCCCTCGGTCCTCCGATCTGGGAAGAGTACGAGGAACTGGAATCGTTGGAAGAAGTCTACTCCGACTGTATGAATTCTCTTGAAATAATACAGAGAATACGAAGTCGGCTTGAAGACTAAGAAGAAGCCCCGCTAGACGGGGCTTTTTTATGCGTAAATCTTGTATACTCCCATACATTCGCATATAATCGCAGACAACTGAGGGAGACTTTATGGACACACAACGTTGGAAAAGCGTTTTAGTGCCGCGCGACGTCTACGAAGACATCAAGACAATGGCTCAAGAAGAAGGGCGAACGATTTCAGGTCAGCTTCGCCTAATTTTTGAAACCTACGTCGAGAAATGGTTCGATAAAAAACATTCATACGACCCAAAGAACGACCCGCGCCGCATGAACGTATATGATTAAGACATGGTTGTATTTGACGATCCGCTAGCGGCGATGGAAGAAATGCAGTTTCTGGTTAAGGAAACAGGAAAGACGCACCGCATGTTCAAAAAGAAAAGCGGTAAGTACTTCGTGAATTGTTCCAGTTACCGGCCAAAATCAAAAACAATTCTGGTTGCGGAGCTAAATTGTCGTGCTGTTTCTTAGACGCTTGTATCTGCGATACTTAATAGCGAAGACCCGCCGACTTCTGAAAAAAGCACAGCGCGTCGAGGAAAAAGCCATTTGGTTGGAAATGAGGATGCGCGATGAACTCAACAGATGAGCCAACAGAAGAACAATTGGATCTCAACCCACAACCAACTGACCCAGATTATAGTGACGCAGTTGGCGAACGACTGCGAAACAACCAATGTCCGCGTTGCATGGGAGACCTTGCGCGGATCACGGAACACGGTTCTTCTCGGCGTTACTGTATGCAATGCCGGATGACCGTGATCGATATTGATGGACAAAAAGCAAAGTTTCATTCATGAGCTAGCGGTCAAGTCCGGTATCGTCAAGGACGAAGACAAAACCTTACTCGCCACGCGGAACGGATGCCGTGGCTACATTGCAAACTTAGAAGAATTGACTGAGTTTGCCCGCCTTGTTGGTGAGATTGCTAGAGAAAGTGAACGAAAACGGTTGCACAATTCTCATAAAGCGATATAGTTTGCACAACTATTCCCGTAGTTGACTCCAAAGCCCCGTTAGTTCCCCTATGACTTTCGGGGCTTTTTTTCGTCTGTTGGTGTTGACATGTATGCGATAAACGACTAATATCCGAATCTCAACTGAACGGGAGAACCGAAATGGAAAAGAATGAATGGATCAAAACGTATAACGAAGCGGCGGAAAAGCATAACAAGCGTGTGAAGTCGATCCGCGAGGTGCGGTTACCAAAATCCTGCGTAAATGCTATTGATGAAACGATTCATGTGGTGGATCAGATTCATGATTCGCTGATTGACGGCGTAGTTAACGGCTATCACCCTCTCACGCTCGACGATATCGTCCGTCTAACCACAGCCTTGCAAAAACTTAAAGCAGAGTTCAACCCTCGGGAGATACGATAATGACGTTTGTTAGAAAAATTCCTTTAATTACCAGAAAGGTTCGGTATCTCAACACTCGCGACCGCATTAATTTAGGTGATGGCGATGAAGCATTGAGTCGTTACGGTAAAACTTTGGAGCTACAAGGTGAGAATACATGGCATATCTTTTTGAGGTTAGAGACTCACGCGGCTGAACAATATGATGAGGAAGTGGGGATTGCTCAATTCCTTAACGAACAAGGCGAATGGGAGTGCTTTTGGTAATGAAAAAGCAATACCGAGTCAGGGTCACAACCTACTATCCAAGCTTTGTCGTTGAGGCAGAAAACGAAGAACAGGCAAAAGAACTGGCCATTGTGATGCCTTGGCCTCACGAAGATGCCTGTGCTTTCTTTGAAGTTGAAGAAGATCAGGAGGACGAAGATGACGGTTAAAGAATTGATTGAAGAACTGGTTGCTCTAGTGGAGTACGGGGACGGCGATCTGCCCGTCCACGTCCACGACCTCGCTGATGGGGAACACTTTCCCATCAAGCGCGTCGATCCAACAATCAGCGACCGGATCGAGCTTAATTTCGACTCCAGTCTGCTATAATTAACCAAAACAACTACGGGGCGAAGAATGGAAAAACTCCCACAAATCCTGTTGGACTTTAACGGGCTGTACACTATCGATACCTGTGCCGAATTTTGTCGGTTTATGGCCAACGAACTGGAAGTCGAAGATGACGACCAACCCTCTGAAGAACTCCTGTATTGGAGAAACGAAGCAAACCAATTTTTGATGCAATCGCAGTTAGGACTTCGCGGATCATGCTCACATCCCAGAATTACACAGGAAATTGAGAAGAATCCCGAACGATGGAAATCGAGGTTTGTAGACAAGAAAATGATCTACGGGGCGGCGTGGATGTAACTTTTACACGGTTGTGTAACAAGGGGGAAGGCTCCGTAGCCCACGGCTCACGGGGCTTTCTTGTTTTTGGTTACAAAAACTACGCGTTACTTATATGGCTCAGAATTTATAAAAATATTTTTTTGAAAAAATAGCCGTAACCGGTGTAACCGTGTAACCGAATCGCTCTATCCCTTATATAGCAAGACTTTCAGTGGTTACATAAACTGTTACACCATGTAACTACAAATATGTAACCAAGAAATCAATAAATCAAAAGTGCGTTAGGCGGGGGGAAGGTCAAAAAAATTTTCTTTGAATTTTGCTCTATATAAGAAAGAAGGCTATATTTTAACTCTGATACGACTATTTACTGTTCGGAGGAATAATGCCTAGAGCAAAAAAAGACTTGGTTACTCAAAAAGCTGAACTCGAAAAACTGAGCAAGCGAAAGCTTACCCGTCGTCAGGAACTCTTTGTTAAAGAACTGGTCAGCAATGACGGTCAGATAACTATGCGAGAGGCGGCGATCAATGCCGGCTTTCCTGCATCAAGCGCACATGTCAGAGCGTATGAGATGACCAATCCTGCAATCTGTCCTCATGTTGTGGCGGCAATCAAATCTTATCGAGATGAATTAGATGCTAAATATGGCATTACCTTTCAACGCCACATGCGAGACCTTCAGAAGATTCGCGATGAAGCTTTACAGAACGGGGCTTTTTCTGCGGCAGTCCAAGCGGAATATCGTCGAGGTCAGGCGCATGGCGATATCTATGTAAATAAATCAGAAATTAGACATGGCTCGATTGACCAGATGAGCAAAGAAGAAGTCATGCGAGCATTGGAAGAAATGAGAAAAGGTTATGAGTCAAACATCATCGATGTCACTCCCGTGGGAGGAAGCGACTACGAAGAAGACGAACACGACGGAGAGCAACTTTTACAAGCAGATTCGGGACGGGGCGAAGAAGCTTGATCGCAAGTTAATACTGACTCGATTAGAAACATGGCTAACTGCGGGGATACCTGACCTTTTGGTCTGCGATGACCAAGGGGTCTTACACCTGATCGAGTTAAAAGTCACAAAGGGAAACACTGTTGATCTGCGGCCGCATCAGGTGGCCTTTCTTAATATGCATAGTCATGCCTCAACTTGGGTGCTTGTTAAAAGACAACCCCGCACATCTGAACCAGAAATACTTTTGTATCGTGGATACGACGCTCTTGATTTGAAGATGGAAGGCATAACTAAGGTCGAGCCGGCAATCCGTTTGACTAAACCTTTTGACTGGAAGTCACTTTGGGACTTGATTTGCTCCCGTTAATCGCATAATCTGCAAACTCGCTAACAACTACGGGAGGAATTAGCGATGGCAACTTTAGTAACTGATAAGGGTGCTCCTTACATTGAGGACATTTGGACTGTCGATGACTTTCACCAAGTCATTGAAGAATACTTTGAGGATGAAGAATTCTCTGAAGACGATGTTTTGGAAGCGATGGAACTGGTTGAGACTAACTTTGATGCTAACCTCGGTATCAACTGGGAGACTTTAGTCGCCGCCTTCGACGTCGTTCTTTATAACCAAAAAGAAAGAGAGCGAGATGACTGATGAAAGATTATGTCGTAACAGAAGTCTGGAAAGTCGAGGCTCGGTTTTTTGTGCAAGCAACTT